GAGAATTTGCAAAAACTAAAAAGCAGACTGGAAGACCGCGATTTTCCGTTACCTGATGATCAATTCATTCTTTCCGACTTTGGAATAATTATATTAAAAGACGGACAGCCTGTTGTGCCGCGTGAAGAAAAGACCGACAGGGACGGCACAAAAAATAAACGTCACGGTGACGGAGCTGTGGCAGCTGCGATGTGTCTGTACGCGTGGGAAGAAGGAAGCGCCAACGCTCCTCCTGTAATCGCCTCGACTGATTCGCTTTGCGATACGATGTTTTATGGGTATTGATAATGAGTAGAAAAAACAAAGCTGCGCAAACGCAGGAACTAACCACGCAGATTGTAGACCTCTCTTCATCGATGCATTCGATCGTCGGACACTTGGATGATACTAACAATTGGCTTGCGTCTGTCGGAGAGAGTCAGGAAATATTTACAAAGATGATGAACGATCCGAAGATTGAGTCGTTAGTTGAAAACAGAAAGGATCGCGTACAGCAGATGTACGGCTCACAAACTGACACCGGAATTAATGCTGTTGATGAAGCATGTCGAAAATATATTACTTTCAATTTGATTTATAAACTCAACACGATTTTATTAAACGCCATTCCTTATGGTATCGCGTTGTGCGAAGTTGTCTGGGAGATGAAAGACGGTTTTTATGTTCCTGTTGATTTTATACCTATATCAAGAACTGCGATCAAATTCCCGCAAGGCGGCGATTATGGCGTACCTCATTTATCAAACAAACCGTTGAATGAGCCGTTTAAGTTTATTATACATCGCAATGATAAAGGCGACGGGAATCTTTGGGGTACTCCCGCGCTGCGGAGCTGTTACTGGCCGTGGAAGTTTAAACAGCTAGGATTTAAGTTTTGGATAATGGCGGCAGAGAGGCTTGGCGTCCCATCAATCCTTGCTATTTTTGAGACAAAGAACGCGGACGAAGCCCAAAGAAGGGCAAACGAGCTGACGCCCATTTTACAAAACATGAGAAGCGGTTCTTCCGGCGCGTTCGCGAACATTAAAGAAATAAAAGTTGTTGACGGCGCGATTAAAGACTTTGAAACGATTGTCAAAGTTTGTAATGAGGAAATTTCATATGGCATTACAGCGCAATCATTAATGACAAGCGAAGCGCAATATGGGACAAAGAGCCAGGGTCTTTTACATTCAGAGACTTACAAATCCACAACCATTCATGACGCTTATTTAATGCAGCAGTCGATACAGAAGCTTTTCAATTATTTTGTCGATGTCAATTTCCCGGGCGTATCTGTGCCTGCATTTGATATCGATTCAACAGACTTCGCGGATTGGGAAGTAATCCGCGACGCAATCGACAGAAATATTCCTGTATCGCTTAATGCGCTCTACGACAAGGTTCATCTTCCTCGCCCGGAAAGCGCAACCGATTCGTTTGTGAAACCGTCAGGCGGTACGATGTTCAGCGATCAGATCAAAGACAGTTTTTTTTTGCAGACCAGAAATCGCGGTTGGTGCAAGCCCAGAGAAACGCGCGAAAACTTGACATCTTAGAGAATCTTTACCGTCCGGCAATTGCGCGGAGTTTTGGAAAGCGTTTAAAAGAATACGTTATGATGGCAGCCGCTGATCCTTCCATGCTCAATTCAAATTATGTTCTTCCTCCCGATTATGATGTCATGACAGAAACGGCTGAAGTATTTACAAGAGCCTTGCTTCTTGGAATGACGCCGGAAACAAACCAAAATAATTTTGCAGAACCTTTGCCTGAAGAATTCTTACCCTACGAGGAAGCTGTCGCTTACATGAGTAAGCGTCTGCCTGTAGACCGTGAAACATATTACGCGTTATCCGATAAAATGCGCTACCGCGCGTTTACAGTCAGCCGCCTTGCAGACGGTGACGCTGTACGCCATGTGCAGTCAATGCTGACAAACGCGATGGAGCAAGGCATAGGCATGAATGAATTTTTACAAATGACAGAAGGACAGTTCGCTGACGCTGCTGGAATGGGTAAGGGCGCGGGCTGGTATTACGAAACTGTTTACCGCACAAACACATCGACAGCTTACAATGTGGGACGCGCCATCGGTTTTGAGGAAGTGCCGCCCATTGCGCTTGAGCTTATCGGCATTGACGATGACAGGCAAACTGAAACCTGCCATGCCCTTACATCGCCGCCATTCAGAAGACCCTACGACGATCCTGTTTGGGACACAATGTGGCCGCCTTTTCATTTTAACTGCCGCACAACAGTCCGCGCCATATATGACCAGTCGGAAATTGACGACGCTGGAGGTGAAGAAAAATTCTATTCCAAGAGCAATCCTGATTATAAACCCGCCGAAGGTTTCGGAAAATATCCGATAGAAAAATCTGATTCATGGTGGAACCTTACCGACGCGATGCAGGATAGAGCGCATGAGTACGGGCTGGAAGTTGAATTCATGTCAGCGCGGGAAAAGCTTATAGATTCGGATGATAATCAACCTGTGGATGCGGCAGAGGAAGCTGCCAGAAAAAGCGCAGAAGAATTTGCCCGAAATGAATTGGAAATTGAGCATGTCGATTATTCAGGGATTGACAGCAGGGTGGCTAATGAATGGAATCAGTATATTGCTGAAAATATGCGAGAATTCCCTCAAATAAAAAATATGATTAATTTTATTGGGTCAACAGTTGCGCAAGATAAACTAATAGAGCCAACGCTTGATGCTATTCGACTTGAGAAGGCGCGAAGGAATATGCCTAGTGCATCTGTTATAGATATTAAAATGCAAGTAGCTTTATACAGAGCGTGGGATTATAAGAAATTAAACAATTATAATAAAATGGTAGCAAGAACAGTTATTCCAGACGATGAACGTTTGCGACAATTTGCAGGAGTAGGTATTAATCCAACTTATGGCAGCAATATTACAACCTTCATTAAAGAAACAAGTATTAAAAAAGCGGTTGAACATGAAACTGCGCATTTTCTGGATAGACTTCTTGGCTTGCGTAACGATCCTGAAGTAATAAAGCTTTATGAACAATCACCTATAAAAAATACGACAAGTATTGCGGAGTTTATAGCTATCAGCTGGTCCGAACATCGAAGCAATCTTTATAAAAATGACTTGTCAACACAACTGGGATATCTTATACTTAGGAAGTATAAATTATGGAAAGGGTAGAATTTATCGCGGAAGCGAAGAAGAACAATTTTACAGACTCACAAATCCAAGAACTTTTGGAACTGTACGATGAGTGTGCAAAGGAAGGCAGTACTTTGGATTTTGACTTTTCTTCTGAAGGTGCTTTAAGCGAAGATGAAGTGTTTTATACCACCGCCGCGAAGACCTTCAACATATAACATAGCCCTAAACCCCCAAATTCACCAACAGACCCCTTTTAAATACCCCTCATTCAACAAAAATTCAACGGTTGAATAACACCCTTAAAAAGTTTTCCGTCTCATTTTACGTTTTACCTAAAATCGGCTCGTTTACGGGCTGTTTTTAGATTCCATACCTCTCTCCAGAAACGGCTCAAAGCCCCTTGTGGGAATAATAATTCTCTGCAAGGAGACAATCATGAAAAAATTGATTTTCTTATTTGTAATGGCATTCGCCTTGGTCGCTTTAACAACGGCTGATGACGGCGGATGCCTTCTTGAGGGAAATCCCCTTGAGGCATCAATTTCCGAAACCATTGCCGATATCGGCACTGTTTGCCCGGAAACGGTATCAATTACTTTGTCGCATTACGGTGCGGCAGAAGTTATTGGTGTAGAAAGCCACAAGACGGAACTGGAAAAACATGGCTGGAATAAAATTCACTACCCTCGTGGATACAAGGTAGACGTGGGAAAGCCCGGCGTATTGAACCAGTGTTACTTGTTTGGAAGTTACACATAAACAAAGAATTGACCTGCCTGTTTAATAGCGGGCAGGCGTGAAGGGAATCGTAACATGAAACTGCGGAAGGAAATAATCGGGAATTGCACTCTCTACAACGCAGACTGTATGAAAATAATGTCTCAATATCCTGACAAGCATTTTGATCTTGCGATTGTCGATCCGCCTTATGGAAAATCAGATGGCTGTAAACGAACTGGTGGTACGTGGGCAAAAAAATATGGAAAAAATATCACTGACTGGGATATAGCGCCGGATCAGTCTTATTTCAATGAATTAATGAGAGTGTCAAAATATCAAATTATATGGGGTGGTAATTATTTTACATTGCCGCCTAGTAGAAACTTTATTATTTGGAAAAAACATATACCTGAAAATTTTACTCTTGCAATGTGTGAATACGCATGGACAAATATAAAAGGCAACGCAAAATTATTTTATTATCACTCATTCAATCCAAAAAGAATTCACCCGACTCAAAAGCCAGTAGCTCTTTACAAATGGCTTTTATCAAAATATGCCAAACAAGACTATAAAATACTTGATACCCACATGGGGAGCGGCTCTATTGCCGTCGCTTGTAATGAAATGGGCTACGATCTGACAGCAAGCGAGATTGACGCTGATTATTTTACCGCCGCTTGTGACAGGGTTAGAGAAGCAAATAAACAAACAGAATTATTCAAGGAGGTATCCTAATGCCTCGCGTTAAAAGAAAAAACTCTAAAAAAATAATTCTTGATCTCTGCGGCGGAACCGGCTCATTTTCGCATAACGAGCTTATAGATATAGGCAGAAAATGGCTCTTGAAATCTTATTGCAGCGGCAGTAAAGAATACGGTCATTCGCAATGCTCAATAGTTTTAACCGAACTTAACGCAAATACAAGATACGGAGAACAGCCCGATATATTAGGTTTTAACAGCAATTGTAGGAGCAGATCAATTCTAATCGAGTGTAAAGTTTCACGAGCCGACTTTTACGCAGATCAAAAGAAACCGTTTAGACACAATGCGTTAAATGGTTTTGGAATCGGATCACAACGTTGGTATCTAGCACCTGAAGGGATTATCCCAAAAGATAAAGTGCCTGAAAAATGGGGTTTACTGGAAGTTTCAAATAGCGGAAAAGTAAAAGTAATAAAACCCTCGATTATACAAGATAGAGATTATGAAAGTGAAATAAATATGATTATTTCTACAATCAGGCGGTTAAATATTTTACCAGACAATCATATTGCTATAAGCAAATACATACCCTTGACAGATAATTCAAAAAAGAAAGCAACCTTTTTCATAAAAAATCAATAGGAGGAAAAATGCCGCAAAGAAAAATAAGAACACTTGAACTTGCTCGTGTCGGCAAGTGGGGCTTGGACGGAAGCATTATAACCAAACAGGACATCGCGGAGTTAGTTGAAACTTATACCGGCAAACGTCCTGTGACCGTAGGGCATGACGTTACGGATCGCGCTCCCAAGTTCGGAGACGTAATCGACTGCTGGCCGTCCACAGACGGCAACTCGATTATAGGTCCGGTTATATTTACTGATATTGGAAACACGCTCTACGAGGGCGGTTATTATGACGGCTGGTCGATATCGATGCCGAGACGTGAAACAGACGGTAAGCGTATGCTGCACCATCTTGCCATTCTCGGCGCGACGCCGCCTAAAATTCCCGGACTCGAAGAGCTGGAACAAATTGCGGTTAACTTCAGTGAAAGCGCCGCAAGAGACATGTATCAATTTTCAGGGAAAATCCCTGAAGAGGAGGGTAAAGATACAATGATGACAGACGAGGAAAAAAAAGCCTTAGCCGAGAAGGAGCGCGAACCTTTGGTTCGAAAGATCGCCGAACTCGAAGCGCAGAACAAAGCGCTGACTGAACAGGCGAATCAGAAAGCGGCTGAACCAGCGGCTGCGCAAAATGCGGCACAGGGTGCAACGACTCCGGCGGCGGACGCGAAACAGGACGGAACTGCGGCTGACGCTTCAGCTAACGGCCAGGACTTTGCGGACGTTCGAAACGAGCTCGACGAGCTCAAAGCAGGTCGCCGTCAGGAAAGGCTTGAAGGGTTCGCGAAGAGCATCGCGGAAAAACTTCCGGCAGGCGTTGCCGAAAAGGCGAAGGTTCTCGCGGGGCGTATTGAGGCGAACGGCGCCTTCGATTTTTCCGACAACGGGAAAACCGAAAAACGGGACGCGTTATGGCTTCTTGGAGAAATTCTCACAAGCTGGCCTGCGCCGGTAAAAACCGGAGCGTCGGGGATCAATTACGGCGACAGCGCAGGCGGAGATAATTCCGTTAACTGGGGCGCCGCCGCTAAAAAAATGTAAGGGGGAATCAATGGGCGTAAGTTACGAAAAAATCGATTTAAAAAACACGAGAGAAGTTATCCATCCAGGGCACCCTGCGGTTATCGATACCGCGCTGCTCGCGGATAAAACAAAAGAGTTCAAGGCAGGAACGATCCTGAAATTGAACGCCGCGGGCGAGGCGCTTATTCCGGCGGCTCCGGCTGACAATCCTGTCGCGGTTCTCACGCAGGACTCCGACGGTAAAAACGCAGAGGTTCTTGTCTGCTGGCATGGCACTGTCGTATTCAGTCGTCTTCTTGACGCGAGCGGCAGCGGCGAGCCTGTAGCGGCGACATTGGCGTTCGCCAACAAATTGCGCTCTGCGGGGATTTATCCGCTTCAGCTTTTCGCAAACGCGAAAAAGGGGTAATCAATGATAATGATAAAACCCCAGGACGTTGAGAGAATCATCGGGGAGAACGCTCCAATCGTATCAAACGCGATGAATTATTTCACCAACCGTCCTCTTAAAAATTCCACTCACATCGCAGTGGCGGAACTTGAAGCGGAATACGGCAACGTTCCCGTAATAAAGCGCGGCGCGTTAGGTGTAAGACCTGAAACCGGAATGTCCGCGAAAGTGATCGAGCCTATGCCGATCGAAATTGACGACATCTTCACAGCGGTGGAAGTTGACAATTACGAAAGAGCGACCGATCAGGGCAAGCAGCAGATGATTGACGAAAGAATCGCGAACCACCTGCGTGTAGTACGTGAAACCACACGCGCCCTTTGCGCCCAGGCGCACCGCGGAGAAATCGACTACATGATGCAGGCGGGAACCGCGATGAGCCGTTACGTGGTTTCATACGGCGATATCAAAGGGCTGACTTTTGGTTCCACATTGCCGAATATGACAATCGCGAACCTCATCATTTATTTGAATCAGCTTACAGCAGCGATAAATGAACAAGGTGTCGGCGGTCCGATTGAATTCATCGCTTCGCTTGAAGTGTTCCAGGCGATTATCACCGCAGCGGCAAATCAGAAGGCTTACACGGTTGTGCCGGGTGTCGGGAAAATCAATATCGCCGGTTTCGAGATACTCATGGACAACGATTCATGGATCGATATCGACAACACCGGAGCGAAGACAACAAAGCGCATGGTCGAGCCGTTGGAAATCATGGCGCGCGCGACCAACGCGGGACAGAAGCTTCCGTACCTGCGTCTTGACGATGTTGTCATGAATCAGGCTGTGCCGTTCTACGCGTTTACCAAAGTGCGAACAGACCAAAGGGGTGAGGATATCTATGTAAAGAGCAAACCTTTTCCGCTTATCAACCGCAAGGGAATCGTGTTCGGCAAGTTCCAGACAGCGTAAACCGAATACCGCCTGGCTAGGTTCTTGAACCGCAACGTCAGGCGGTATTTTTTAAGGAGTTTTGAAAGTGGCGATACCTGAAACAATTATAACGATAGCTGACCTCGAAAAAGAGTTGAATCCTAACGATCTTCGTACCGCCTCATTTGCTGATGACGCTGTGAAAGAACACGCGATTCATAAAGCTGTTATCTGGGTATACGGCAAGGTAGCGACTACCGGAAAAACTTATGACGAGTCAGACGAGGTTATAAAAACCATCGTATTGAAACGCGCGATTTACGAATTATTTTCTTACATCGGAAATGAAAACCGCGCAAAAGCAAATGAACAGGACGCAGCGGATCTGATTGAGACGTATTTTGGCAGCATCGCCACAAAACACAATGACGGTCCGGGTCCCGCATCTGGAACGGTTACGGCGCCGGAGCCTCCGCGTTATGGGGGTTAAGGTTGTAAAGAGACCTCCTGATTACGCTAAAAAAATCGGAGCGGGTCTCGCGCCGACTATGAAAAAAGCTGCGATGTATCTTCAAAGCAGCGCTTTAAGAAAAATCAATTCAGGTATAAGCCCCGCGAACGCTCCACTTACTCAAAACGTAAAACAAGGCAGCCAAACATTACGCGACAACGGCGATCTTATGAGAAGCATAGCTCCTCATTCAAGTGACATGTGGGCTGACGCGAGCACCAATCTGAAATACGCGCGTATTCAGCAGGAAGGCGGAACTATTACGCCGAAAAATGCGAAAGCTCTTTTTATTCCGGCGAGCGCCAAAACAAGAACATTAATGCGCTCTTACGGAGCGCATACGCCGCGATCGCTTATCAAAGCGATGGAAGCGGACGGTTACGGATTTTTTAGAGCAGGCAGGGCTTATTTTGCATACAAGAAAAGCACCGGGAAAAGCGGAAAGAAAGGTAAAGAATTTATTTTATTTATTATTTCGCGTTCAGTTAAAATCCCGGCGCGTCCGTTTTTATTCATCGATGAAAAAGATAACGCGTATCTTATGAAACTGATTCGGGAAGGCGTTTCAAATTCGCTTAAAGGGAAAAATTAACATGGAAAAAATTATAAACGCTCTATTGGAAACAATCCGCGCACTTGGAATAGACGCTGTTTTAATGCCGCAGACGGTGTCTGCAAACCGTCCGCGCGTGGATCTTTATTTCGCTGGTGTTGAGCTCGCCGGAATCGACAGGCAAAACCCTGATGCCGGAAATTTGGGATGGGAAAGAATAACATTTAACGCGGAATTCAGAAGCGAGGGAACGCACAGCATGTGGCTTACAGATACCATAATCGCGTCACGCAAATTGTTGCCGCTTGCCGAAAACAATATGCAGATAACGGTAACAGCGGATAAAGAATACAGACTCAAGGCGTTCTGGACACGGCGGCAAACCGGGCGCTTCGAGTATCCTGATGAAGAAAGATCGTCCATGCCGGTGAGCTATGTGGAACTTTGGGAAGTTTCGATTGCTTATCCGGCGCAGATTATAGGGTTAAACCCTCAAGGAGTAAATTATGAAAGTAACGGGTAAAGACGGATTTCTTTACAAAGTGGTATTTGGATCGGTGCTGGTAGGCAGCGCGGATAAAACGGTCTCGGAAAGCGGATGGTACAAGGTGCAGTCCCGCGCGGCTGAAAACAGCGGCATTCCCGGAAGCGATCCTTCCAAAACGCGCGGACGCGCTCTTAGAGCGGGCGATTTTTATTTCGCGAGAAAAGGTCAGCCGTTGGCGGAAGGCGACAGTCTTATTCCGATGGTAATTAAAAAGCTGTCTTTTACCACAGATGTCAGCGCGAGCGCACAGGGTCAGGTGTTTGACGTAACAACTCAAGCCGATGTGGAAAGCGGAGTAAGGGCGTTTGTCGCTTCTGTTTTCAAAGACAGATCCGGAACCGTTAACGGTCAGGTTGACGTTGACAGCGAAGAACAGCGCGAGCTGATCAACGAGTTTAACGCGGTTATCACGGACGACGGCACTTATGTCACCTATGAGCCTGCCAAAGCCGGAACGCACCACTTCATGCTTTCAAGGCGAGAGACAATCGCCGAGGGCGAAGTTGAAGCGTGGGAATATTTCCCGATTGTCGTTGAGTCTTTCCAGACGGACAAACCGATAGAAGGCGTGTGTCCTTTCAATTTTAACTATCGCGTTGACGGTACGCACAACCCCGGCATCTATTACAGAACGGTAACTGAAGAGGTTGCTCCATGAAATTCAACGCATGTAAATCATATATCTTTTTCCCTGACATAGCCGGCAATCTTGAATTACCGGAAGCGGAGCGCTTGTCCGTAGAAATAATCCGCCCAACCGCAGAGGATCACGGAGCCATTTCTTATGTTGAACTTGTGTCTGCGGCAGAAAAAGAATCTTCAACAGCCAAATACAGATTTGACGCTAAAACTATTCTTAATCGCTGCATCGGAGAAATAAAAAATCTCGAAGTCGGATTAACCACCGATGAAACAAGATCGATTAAAAACGGCAAGGAGCTTGCGAAGGAAAGTTTTTACGGCATGAGCACTCTTGTAAACGCCATCTGCACAGAGGTTTGCAGAGATGCTTTTTCTGATACGCAAAAAAAAATATCAGAATCGGATTAAACCTGATCTGGGATGATTGGCACAAACGGGATTTAAAACCCTGTTATGCCAATGAAAAATTAATTCTTCGGGAGTATGTAATTAAAAGGGGTGAAGTATTCGATTACCTCACCCCTGAATTTTATTCAGCATACAACTTGTGGAGCAAAATAAAACGCTACGGCTGGCCGCATGGTCCCGACTGGATACGCGAGCCTGCTTCTCTTGTCGAGCTTGTAGAATTATTTGATACGGAACTGGAACTTTTAAAAGAAAGGGATCGTGATGCAGGTAACGGACGAACTGCGGGTACTGGTAGAAGCTGAAGTAGCCCGCGCAGTCGAAAACTTTAAAAAACTCTCTGACGGGGTCGAAAATTCCGAAAAGAAAACCGCGTCTCTTGGAGAAGCCCTCGATTCACTATCTAAAAAATCTTTAATCATTTCAGGCGTTTTGGGCGGCGCCGGAATCGCCGCGGTAAAGTTCGCCGGCGAAAACGAAAAATTAAAACTCTCTCTTAAAAATATGCTCGGCTCCGCCGAAGAAGCGGCATCGGTTTTTGAAGACTGGCGAAAGCTTGGCGCGTCCCCGGGCTTAAACACTGATGAAGTTTTTTCTCTTGGCAAGGCGATGGTGAACATGGGTAAAGATACCCGGTACGCCACGTCAACCATAGAAATGTTAGGCAACATTGCCGCCGGGACTGGCGTTTCATTCGGTGAAATATCAGGCTCTTTTGAACATGTGCGGGCTGTAGGCAATCTTACAACGCGCGATCTTGTAAGCCTGCAGCAGAAGGGCATTCCGATTGTTAAACAGTTGGCGAAAGAAATGGGGACATCAGAGGAAAACATAAAAAAGCTGGCGGCTGAAGGAAAGATCGGCTTTGCCGATCTTGAACGCGCTTTTAAATCAATGACATCTCCCGGCGGTCAGTTTGCCGGAATGATGAACGAGCTTTCCGGCACAGTGCTCGAAAAATTCTCAAGCGCAGCTGATGACGCAAAGCAGGCGCTCGCCGCGTTCGGTGAAACGCTTTTACCGATAGCCGCCGATCTACTTGATGGAGCGAGCTCAATACTTCACGGCATTACAGATATGGACGAAGGTACTAAAAGGTTTGTTCTTGGTATGGGCGGCGTGATTGCAGTATCGGGTCCTGTGGTAAAAGCGATTATGGCTATTAAAGCCGCTATGACAGCGGTAATGGCAAACCCATACATGTTGGCAATAGCGGGCGTTATTACAGCCGTCAGTGTTGTTACCGGACTTGTTTACAAACAGGCGAATGCTTATGAGGATCTGCAAAGGGAAATTAAAGAAACAGACAGAGCTTCAAAAGAGCTGCTCGCAGGTTATTCAGACGGGAATAATGAAAAGGTTCTTGATGAAAAAACAACTCGCGAATTAATAAAATTATACCCGGAATTGAGCGATGTCATAAAAGCAAATAATACAACAGTTAAGGAAGCCGTTGATCTTCAAAAAGAATTAAACAGTCAAAGAATAGTTGACTCTCAATCCGGAAGAATGAACAGGCTTATAAGAGATCAGGAAGAGTACAGGTCTGTACTGATTAGAATAAGAGAATTACAAGAAGCTGCAAGCCGTCCAAGCCCAGGCTTTGGTCCTGACGAGTTGACAAGAACTCTGGAAGAAAATATAAGGCAGCGTGATGTTCTAATGCACCGAATACATGAGCAGCAAGAGCAAATTAATGAAGTTCTTGCGCCTGTAGGAAAACGTTTTACCTTACATGGAGCAGTGATAGATATTGAAATACCAGTAACGGCAACTGTAGACCCTGCGAATATTGAAGATGTCAGAACAGAACTGGTTACTCTAAAAAAAACATGGCAGCAATGGTTCGGCGAAATTGCGAAAGTAGACCCTGCATCATTCGGCGACAGCGGAGCTAAGGCAGCGCAATTATACATCGCGAATTTTGAGCGTGGTCTTACGGCGCAAACATCGATAGCAGAAGCGTTAGACCAACAGTTTGACATCGCTCCGATATTAAGAAGCCGCCAGTCTGATGTTCAAAATGCTCTTGTAGAACTTTTTTCAATAGACCCGGAACAAATAAATCTCCCATTTGAGCTTATGGATAAATCTATACAGGCGTTGATTACAGAATACCGTAAACTCGGAGTTGAAGCAAAAACGCTTGAAGATCGAATGAGCGTCGAAGACACATTGAAAAGTTTGCAGGAAGAATACCAGATATTAAGCGACGAGGTTCAGGGTTTAACTAAAGACAAATACGATCTCGCTCTTGCGTCAATGAGAGCCGCAGGAGCAACAGATATAGAAATTGAAAAAGCGGAAGAGTTAATTAAAAATATTAAAGAGCTGCGCGACACAGCCGAAGAAGCGGCAAAGAGCTTCGAAGAAATGTTTTCGAAAAAAGTTGCTGACGGTCTCAAAGATATTTTCCCAAATTTCGAAAAACAAGCTGCGGAAGCGATTGGAAACATCGCGGCACAGCTTGCGATGATAAGTTTTGACAGTATGCTCAACGGGCTAAGCGCTGTCGGAGAACTATTCGCGAAAGGCTCCGATGGAGCTGATGATTTTAAACAGGCGATGGCTGATATGGCGCAGCAAATATTAAACCAATTGCCGAATATGTTTTTACAAGCCGGCTTACAGCTTATCGCGCAAGGACAGTGGGCTCTCGGACTCGGGTTTGTAGCGGCTGCAGGAACATCCGCTGTTATTGGCGGTTATGTAAGAGGAAGGCAGGAACAGGTTACGGCAAACGCTCAAGGAAACGCTTTTGACGCAAACGGGATTATTCCTTACGCTCACGGCGGATCGTTTACAAACCAAATTGTAAACGCGCCTACATATTTCCGCCACGGCGGAAAGCTCGGCGTAATGGGCGAAGCAGGACCCGAATCGATTATGCCGTTACGACGCATGGCTAACGGAGATCTGGGCGTCGCTGCGCAAGGCGGCGGCGCGAATGTAACTGTTAATATTATCAACAATACGAGCGAAGATATTTCGCAGAGAGAAACTGTAGACAGTGAAGGGAATAAGCAAATAGATGTAATGGTCGGGCAGCTTGTTAATCAGCATATAATGTCGGGAAAAGCTGATAATG